CCGTTGTCAGGCTGAAAACAAACTGCCCGAGGGCCATCATCATGGCTCATTCCTCCTAGTTCATCGAATCCGACAGGCTCGAACCTGCGCGCGATCGCTTCGCACGCTCGCGGCGGTCCAGCTCGGCCGCGACGGCCTTCGCGATCGCCTGCGGATCACTCCCGGCCTGCGGATAGATATTGATGACGATCGGCGAGCCGCCGCCGGTCGCCGCGCTTGCGGCCGCCGGTGAATTCGTGAGCGGCGGCCGCGTGTCGATCGGCACGGTTGCGCGCACGAGCGGCGCCTGCATGTCGGTGGCAAGCTTCGCGCCGGCCGCGATGCCAGGCGCGCCGAACGCCGTCGCCGCGACGGTCGCGAGCGTGACGGCCGATTTCGCAATCCGTCCCTGCTCGCCGTCCATGCCGTTCGCGGCGCCCTGCGCGACAAACCCGCCCAGCTCGGCGAAAACCCGGCTCGGGCTGTGAATGCCGAGCTTTTCCTTGAACCATCCGACCGTCGAGCTGGCGACATTCACGATCGCATCCTTGACCGTGCCGAGGCCGCCCGTGATGCCGTTCACGAGGCCGCTGATGATGTTCGAGCCGAACCCGGCGAACTGCGCCGGCAGCGTCGAGAACCATGCCATCGCGCCGGCGAACGTCGTGCGAACGCCTTCCCACAGGCCGCCGAAAAACGCCTTGATAGGTTCCCAGTACTGGTAAATCAGATAGGCGCCGAGCGCGATCGCAGTGATCGCGAGGCCGATCGGGTTCATGAGCATCTTGCGGCCGACAAACATGATCGACGAGCCGAGCATGCGGAACGCGCCGGCGCCGATGCCGAGCACGCGCGCGAGAATGCCGCCCTGCATGCCGAGCGTCGACATGCTGAACTTGAGCACGGCCATCGGGCCGAGCACGCCGGCGAGCGCGATCGTGAGCGTGCCGCACACGACGAGCACGGCCGCGAGCGCGGCGAGCACGCTGATGATGATTTTCGCGGCCGTGCTGTGTTCCTTCATGAAGCCGACAACCGTCTGCGTGACGTCGGCCGTCGCCTGCAGACCGGCGTTATAGAGGGGCGTAATCTTCTCGCCGATTTCGAGCTTGAGGTCGCGCAGTCTCGCGAGCGTTTCAATCTCGCGCCCCTGCGTGAGCTGCTGGCCCTTCGCGGCCGCATCGTCGATGCCGTCGGCGCCGGCGTTCAGTCGCTCGTTCTTGTGAATCTGCGAGCGCTGCATATACATCGTCGTGAACAGGTTCGCGGCCGTGCGGTTGGTGATGATCGTCGAGATCATGTCTTTCACCTTGTCGGGGTCGGTGATCCCCTTCGCAGCGAGCTTCGGCAGCAGTACCTTTTCGAGCCATTCGAGCGGCGAGGCCTTGAGCATGTCGCCGCCGGCGAGCGCGCCGGGTTTGACCTGCTTGATCGTGCCGATCTTGGTGTATTCGACCATCTTCGGGTCGAGCAGACCGATGTTCATCATCTGCTTTGCAGCGCGTACGGTCGTTTTGCCCTGGTACAGATTGCTGTACGCCGACATCAGGCCGGTGCCGACAGCATGCCCGCCCATTTCCTGAATGAGCGGTTCCATCTGGTAGTAAAACGCGTCCTTGCGCATCTGCTTCGCAGCTACGCCGCCGGTCTGGATGAAGTTGCGCCACTCGTCGCCGCCGACACGGCCGCCGGTCGCGGTGAGCACCTTCTGCACCATGTTGGCTTCGTCCTTGAACGTCGCTTCGTCTTTCGTGCCGCCGCGCAGCTCGATCACCTTCAGCATGTTCATGAACTTTTCTTCGTTCGCGTGCGCGTCCTCGCCCCCGTACATCGCCTCGTTGGCGAACTTCATTTTCGAGAGCGTCGGGAGCACCATCTGCGCGTGATGCTCGTCGGCGAAAATCGTCAGCGAGTCGCGCATCATCTGCACGTTATCGGTTGTCGCGACCCCGTACTGCTTCATCGCCCGCGCGTATTTCACGGCGTCGGCCGACGCATGATCGCCGAGGCCGAGCGCCTTGATGCGCATCGCCTCGCGCTCGAAATTCTTCGACTCGTCGAGCGATTCGCGCATGTCGCCGAAAATGTGCGTGCCGGTGCTGCGCGCCGCATAGCCGCCTATGGCCATGCCGGCGGCGACGCCCTGCATTTTCTCCATGCCCTTGCGTGCTGTAGCGACACGCCGCTCGCGCTCACTCATTGCGTCGAGCTTGCGCATCTGCTCTGTCATGGTCGCCGTGGTGGCCGCCATGTTGGCGCGCAGCTCGCGCTCGTGTTGTGACAGGTTGCGCGTGTCGATGCCGGCGCCAGAAAGGCGCGTGCGCAGCTCGTTGAGGGTCGTGGTTTGCTGTTTGTGCTCGGCGCGCAGATTCGAGGCCGCCTGCTTGGCCTTCGACAGCTCGGCGATCATCTGCTGCGATGGTGGCCCGAAAGAGCGAAGCGAGCCCGAAAGCGCCTTGACTCGCGCGGTCGCATCGGCGAGTTTGTTCGAGGTGGTTTCGATACCGCCGCGCAGCTCGCGAAACTGCGCGACAGACTTCTGCGTCTTGCCCATTTCGGCCAGCTCGCGCCGCGTTTCCTTGAGCGAGCCGGCAAGCCCCTTGTTGCCGGCGAGAATGTTTTTCAGGGGCTTCGTCATGTTGTCGACAGCATCGAACATGACGCGAAGTTTCAGGGCGTTATCCATCGTTTCCGTTTCCGCATCTAAGGCGCGCTCGCTCGCGCCAGTCCATCAGCTCGGCCAGGCCGAAACCATCCATCACGGCGGGCGTCCACCCGCCGAAAACGGTCGCGATGTCGGCCATCGCATCTTCTACGCGGTCAGGGAGGCCATGCTCGCTTTCACGGCCTTCGGCATCAAAAAACCGGCGAAGATACCCCCCAACTGAACGAGGTCGGCCGGGTCGAGGCGCGCGACGTCCTGCTCGGTGAGCGTCGGCGAGCTGATGCGCGGCAGCACCTTCGCGAGCGCGGCGACATCGAGGCTCACGAGGTCGGAAAGCGACACGCCGCGCAGCTCGCCCGAGGCCGGCTTGCGCAGCGTGATCGCGGTAATCGGTTTGCCACTACCGCGCACGAGCGGGGTGTCGAGCGTGTGCGTGTTCGGATCGGCGGCCGCCGGCGCTTCTTCGGCCAGCTCTGCGGTCATCAGTCCGCTGTGCGCGGTTGCTGCTGCTTCAATCAGGCTTTCGGTTGCGGCCGCGATGGCGGTTTGCGGGGCCAAAACGGCCGCGCCTTGGGTTTGTTCGTGCTTGTGCATGGTCAGGTATAGGAAAAAGGGTTTGAAGGCGTTGGCGGCCCGTTTCGGGGCCGCGCTGTTGGCTTAGAGGCCGATCGCCGTGCGAAGCGCTTGCAGCAGGTCGGTGCCGTTGATCTTTTCGATCATGTTCACGAAGTCGATTTCGATGATGTCCTCGCCGTTCACGGAAAGCTTGTAGTAGCTCGCCGCGGTCGTCACCTTGAAGGCGGTATCTTCTTTCGCCTTCGCGGTGCCCGGATCGATTTCCGAGTGCCGGCCGCGCACGACAATCTCGATCGCGTCGGGCGTGTCCGAATCTTCGGCCTGATAGGCGCCGGCGAAGCGCAGCAGCACGCCGTCGTGCTTCAGGGCGCCGTACTGCTGCAGCACGGGTTTCAGGAAGCCGCCGCCGGTCCATTCGAGCTGGATCGCTTCCTGGCCGAAATCGATCTTGATCGGGCCGCTCATGCCGCCGCCCTGGTAGTCCTCCATCTTGCGCGTGAGCTTCGGCAGCGTGATTTCGGGAACCTTGCCGGCGAAGTTTTCGCCGTTGTGGAACAGGTTGAAGGCCTTCAGTTTGCTCGGCAATGCCATCGCATTTATCTCCTGTGGTTAGCCGGCGTTACGCGGTCACGCGCGACGCGAAGTCGGCGAGGTAGCGGTCGGTGATGCGCTGCTGCAGCATCAGGTTTTCGAGCGGCGGCACGGGCGTGTAGTCGTAGTCGATATACGCCTTGCCCGCCTTGAGCACGTCCGTCGTGTTCGGCGCCGGGTCCCACCACGACGAGCCGCCGATGAGATAGCCCTGCGAGGTCCAGCCGCGAAACGCTGCATTGATCCCTTCGATGATGTCGCGCGGCAGCGACGGATTGAGCGGGCCGTCGACGTTGACCATCTGCGCGTCGGCGATCGTGTCGGCGATCACCTGCGCCGTACGCGTGTAGTTCTCGAACGCGAACAGGTCGTCGTCGGAACAGGTACGCGATCCCCAAAAACGGTAACCATTCTTGTTGATGAGCGTCGTCACCTGCTGCTCGTTGAGGTATCCCGCATCGGTCGACGGGTCCTGCAGATCCCACGACACGTCTGCGCTGATGCCGGTCACGCCGTTCACGCCGACGTTCGAGATCGTCTTGTGCCAGCCGGTGTCGTTGTCGATCTTCGCGCGCAGCCCGAGCGCGTACGCTACGGCTGGGACTTCGACGGTCGTGCTCGTCGTTTCATCCCATGCGAGGAAGTTCGGCCAGATCACCATCACTTCGCGCTGGCTGAACTGCTTGCGATAGGTCGTGACTTCCTCTTTCGTCTTGCAGCCGTTCGCATACGCGTAGACCATCGCGCGCAGCGTCTGCGCGATCGAGGCCAGCTCGGCGATCACGGGCTGCGTATCGAGCCCAGGTGCGCCGAGAATACGCGGCTTTACGCCGAGCTTTGCCTGCGCAGCGAGCAGTGCCTTGGCGCCGGTGTATTTGCCGTCTACCGTAATGGTGCCGATCACGTTCGTCGTCGTTGCTGCTTCGTCGGCGCCTTCAGCCACACGCACGACGATCGTCACAGGCTTGGTTTGCTGGCCGATCGCATTCAGCGCCTTGTAAAGCGTGCCACTCGTGCCCGCCTTTCCGAGCGCCGAGACGACATCGGTGATGAGCACCGGCGTGTCGAGCGGAAACGTCGCTACGTCTGCATCCTCGCCCGTGGCGATGAGGCCGACGACGGAAGTCGATACGGTGCGGATCGGGCGCGAGCCCGAATTGATTTCGATGACACGTACGCCGTGGTGATAGTCCTGCGCCATGTTCAGATTCTCCAGAGGTGAGAGGAAACGGGGGCTAGTAGCTGCGAATGAACAGATCGCGCGGCGTGATGCGTGCCGCGTCGAGACGGAAAAGCGGGGTTCCTGCGGACGCGAATGCGCTGGCGATGAGTTCCGAGCAGAACCATCGCCGTGCGTCGTGCCAGTCGCGCCGCACGATAAAACCGATGCATGCGCGCCAGTCGTATGGCTTGCCGAGCTGGGCACGCGCGAAGGCCGTCACGGCTTCGGTGCTCACGGCCGGTATTTCGATCAGATCGTGCGCGCTCGCCTCGGCGATGAAATCGGCGAGCGGTCGCATGCGAACGCCGGCGCCGAAGTCGGCTTCGATCACGTTGTCGCCGTCGACGATCGCGCAGTGCGACCACGTAGACCACAGGAACGCGCGAAGCAAGGCGCTTTGCACGCTGCGGCTGCGGCTGAAAATGACCTGCACGGTTCCGGCGCTCACTGTGCGATCCCTGCGAGAATCTGCGGGATGCGATCGGCCGTGATGACCTGCGGCGTCGGTGCGCTCGGGCTTGCGAGGTATTCAAGCGCCTCCTGCGTCGACGGCAGGTTCGGGTCGATATGCGCGCCGGCGCTCACGGCCATCTGGTACGTCGCCCAGAATTCTGCGATGACAGGATCGACCGGATATTCGGGCGTGTCCGCGGTCGCGGGGATGCCGGTTATCGCGAGCGCCTTGAGCTTCATGCGCTCGGCCGGCGTGAACGCGACGTAAAACTGCATCGGCGTCAGGAGGTCGTACACAACGACAGTCTGCGCGGTGTCGCCCTGCGCCTGCGTCGCGTGATTCGTCCACGTCTTGCCGCCGTCGTCCGTCGTCGCGCCGGTCAGCGTGCCATCCGGCACCTGCACAAACAGCGCGGCGATTTCCGGGTGAAAGCACTCGGCGAGAGAAAAACCTTCATGCGGCACAAATACTTCGACGGCCGTGTTTCCTTGAATACGTGCGTAAGTTGTCATGAATCACCATTCGATAATGACTTGACCGGGCTGCGCGCTCACACCAGAAAGGGTGTTACCGCCACCGGCAGCACCAGCAGAGCCAGCAGTAGAGTTCGCCTCGCCACCACCACCACCGCCGCCGCCGCCCCCCAGTTGACCGATACCGCCGACGCCCCCTGTGTAGCCGCCTGAATTCGAGGCCGAGCCGGTTCCGCCTCCGCCACCGCCGCAGAGGCCGCCGTAGCCGGCCGCAGTGCCTGCCGTGGATGAATTCGACCCGCCACCTGTTCCGCCGCCGCCGCTGCCCGTTCCACCCGCGCCCGGTATGCCCGCCAGGGTGTTCGTTCCGGCTCCGCCCGATCCTCGTAGCTTGTTGTCGGTTAGCAGGCGTGCGGTGTACGAATACAGGGTGGTGTCCTCGCCCGTGCCACCAGACAGGTTGTAGCCGCCCGTTGCACCCGAGGCCGCTGCGCCCGATCCCCCCCCACCGCCGCCGACAGTCGTGGCGCCTGCAGCGCCGGCACCACCCACTCCACCACCACCACCGCCGGCACCATAGGCGTTACTGCCCGATGGGGTATACCCGGCACCGCCGGCGCCGACACCATTGCTGATTCCGCTTGCGCCGCCACCCCCACCGCCGCCACCGCC